GGAACTTACATAACGTTGTCTTTGCTTCGCCATCGAAGTCGAAAATCAGGAACCTCCAGTCAATCGGTAGGGTCTTGAGGAAAGGAGATCACAAGACAAAGGCAGTCTTATATGACATCGCGGATGATACATCCAGAGGTTCTAGGAACAATTACACATTGAACCATTTAATAGAACGTGTTAAAATATACAATGAAGAAAACTTTAACTACGAGTTTATAGATGTCAGAATCAAAGACAAATAACATACCTGACAAACCAGAGTTTCTAGCCGCCCTAAAATTAGTAAGCGGTGAAGAGGTTCTTGCAATGGTAGAGTATGTTCGTGATGAGAATGGCGACTATCTAATTGTAGACAACCCTATTCAAGTAGAAGAGGTGATGCTACAAGGTAACAAGGCAGGTGCAAAGGTGCAACCGTGGATGAAATTTTCACGCGAGGAAGAATTCCTCATCCCTAAGGACAAGATAATAACTGTTGTAGAAGTAGATACTGATGTTCAGATCTTCTATGCAATGTCTTTAAGAAGATTAAATGCTGATACTGTAAATGGTTCTGGAAGATTATCTACCGTAGATGAGGCTAGAATAAACTTAGAGAAGATATTTGATATATAAATGTCCCTTGAACTCGCACACTCGTAGTGTACACACTTTTGAACCTCTTGTCAAGCCCCCCTTGACTTTTCGACAAAAGTTGTATAAAATAGATACAAAGAGAGACCGATATGGCCGTTAGAAAAAGGGTACAGAGTGAGCATTATGTAAACAATAAAGAATTCTTGGAAGCACTTATCATCTTCAAGGCACAATGTACTAGGGCAAAGGAAGCAGATGAACCGAGACCACCAATCAGTAATTATATTGGTGAATGTTTTTTAAAAATTGCTACACACTTATCATACAAACCAAATTTTGTCAACTACATGTTCCGAGAGGATATGATATGTGATGGCATCGAGAACTGTGTGCAGTACATAGAAAACTTCAACCCAGAGAAATCCAAGAACCCGTTTGCATACTTCACTCAGATCATTTACTATGCTTTTCTGAGAAGAATACAGAAAGAGAAACGCCAGTTAGAGATAAAAAATAAGATACTAACCAAGTCTGGATACGATCAAGTCTTTCATACAGATGACAAATCAGGTCACTCAGACTATAATACAATAAAAGAGAACGTTGAAATAAAAATTAAGTGACCTATCCACTTACTATAATAGATAACTTCTTTGAAGATCCTGATCAGATAGTAGAAAACGCAAAAAAACTAAAGACCTATAATAGTCCTGGCAACTGGCCAGGTTCTAGAACTAAGATGTTGCACATTGCAAATCATAGGTTGTTTGAATACTTTTGCAATCGTATCTACAAAATTTTCTCTGATGATATACCTGAGTATTATAATATGCAAACTCAGTTTCAGTTCATCAGTCCTTTAGCAGATGAACAATGGGACAAGAGAAACCGTGGATGGATCCATCAAGACCTTGACACGTGGTTTGGTGGTATAGTTTATTTGAACAAAAACCCAGAACCAAATACAGGAACGACGATCTACAGACCCAAGTATGGTTTTACTAGACAGACTAATAAGGAGTTAAACCAAAAGGAAGCATTATACAGGAATGAAGAACTAGACCTTGACGAATATAATAAAGCATGGGATATTATGTATGACCAGTACATAGAGACTGTTAAGATAGAGAATGTATACAATAGGTTTGTATTATTTCCAGCCTATGCTCACCATGGTGTTGAAACTTATGGGCACAAACAAGAACGCATAACTCTCAACTTCTTTGGTAGAGAAATGACAGGACACATACCACCTAACCTTAGATCTGTATGATTTACCCAGTTACTATTATAGATGATTTCTTTCCAGATCCAGATAAGATCGTGGAACTTGCATACGAAGCAGAGTATACTAATACAACTGATGGTAGGTGGCCAGGTAAAAGAACTATGAATATTAATACATTTAATAGTCCTTTATTTAATTGGGTATGCAGAAGATTATTTCAATGGCATTACGAAACAATTCCTGACTACTGGGAGATGGATATGACATTCCAGATCATTAAACCTTTTCATCAGGATCAGTATCATCCCAAGAACCAAGGGTGGGTACACAATGATTGTGGATGTCTCTATGGTGGATTAATTTATCTCAATAAACATCCACAGAAAGATACTGGTACGTCAATATACACAATAAAAAAAGGATATTTCTTTCAAGAAGCAGTGGATACAGATGTAAAAGAAGCATTATATATGGGTCAGGATGTACCTGATGAAGTATATGAGCATGCATTTAATAAAGTAAATGGACAGTATGAGGAGAGTGTTAGGATTAATAACGTATACAATAGGATGATATTGTTTGATGGCAATACTCAACATGCAGCTCAGACCTTTGGAAGTAAAACTGATAGGTTGACACTTAATTTCTTTTTAAAAAACATTACAGGACCACAGCAACCTTTTATAAGAGAATGAAATATCTAGGATTAATACCAGGCAAACAAAAAAACGTGGGCGAGCAAGAGTACGGTTGGGACTACGGTAGGATGACCTTAGATGGTAAGAAGTACATAGACCCCATGTTAAACTTCGGTTGCTATACATTAGGGTATGGTCAAATGGAGATCATGAACTATGTGCATAATAATATGTGCATCAAACCTGAGATAGCAGAGAATTTTTTTGATACTCAACCCATCGAGTTAAACAATGCCACATTCAAACTAGCAAAGACACTTAGAGCTATTACATCAACGACTACTACCTGTACAGATTGTGGTGATGGTAGAAAGATCCCAGTTAAGTATAGAAGTATCTTTGCACTGAGTGGTAGTGATGCAGTAGAAGGAGCAGTTAAGCTTGCTAGTGCATATCAACAAGAGGTAGGAAGTCCTCAACGTAATAAGATAGTAGTGTTCAGAGATAGTTACCATGGATCAACTCTACTAACTCAGAGCATGGGTGATGGTCTATTTGGTGATCCTTTCTACACTATGAGTCCATGTGAAAATATAATGAGATTACCAATAGAGTTTGTTGTAGACAACCATAACTGGGATGATGTTATGTGTGTAGTTGTTGAAACTTGTCCTTATGTAAGAGGTATCAGACCACATACAGAAGAGTTCTGGAAGAAGATAAGAGATATACAGGACAGAGGAGTTCTAGTAATTGTAGATGATATTTTTACAGGAGGAGGAAAGACTGGTACATTTGTAGGTTGGAAGAGGTTGCCAGTTGCACCTGACATCTTTACTATGGGTAAGGCAATTACAGGAGGTTACTTCCCATTGAGTATCACACTATACAATGATAAGATACATGATGCACTGCCTAGAAAATTTGATTGGGAGCATGGGTTTACATATAGTTTCAGTCTACCAGGCATTCTAAGTTGTCTAGCATATATTAAAATACTGAAAGATGACAACCTAATGGATAAACATAGGGACATAGTAGTAAGGGCGGTTGACCTATTCAAGGCTTTGGGTTATAATGTGAGAGGACAGTTCGGGACTATAATTGAGATTGAGCGTGAACACAAAGGAATGTATACCATTCCGATCAATGCTAATGATGAATACTTTTACTTTTTGGAGCAACAACTGAAGTGAAGGTAGCAATAATAACAGATCAGCACTTCGGTGCAAGGAAGTCTAGTCGAATTTTTCATGACTTCTTTAAAAAATTCTATAGAAATGTATTCTTTCCTACCTTAAAAGAACGTGGTATTAAGACAGTTCTTGACTTAGGAGATACATTTGACAACCGCAGAAATCTAGACATCTGGGCTGCACAGTGGGCAACACATAATTATTTTGATGTACTCAAGGACATGGGAGTACAGGTTCATGCTTTAGTTGGAAACCACACAGCATATTTTAAGGATACTAATCTAGTTAATACACTGACTAGTGTAGTAGGAGAGTATGACAACGTAACAATATACACTAAAGCAACTGAGGTAGAGATAGGTGGTCTACCTATTCTATTCATACCTTGGATAAATTCAGAGAACCATGATGAGACTTATGATC